CGTTAAACGCACGCAGGTTTGCGGCAGTCGGCGAAAAGGAGCTGCCCCAAGAGCTAACGGTTTCAGCACCAGCGGGAGCATTGTCAATAATGTGCTCGCCTGGCGACACGCGGATGACCACGCGGTCATATAAATCGTTGCTGCCGCCTGAAACAATGGACAGACGAGCAGCTTCAATCAACGCACGCTGCAGGGTTTTGAAAGGTGCGCTTTTGGAGTAGCCGGCGGTGATCTGCTGGTTCGTCAGCGGAGGTACAGCCGTACCATCGGCAACGCCCGCTTTCCAGTCGTCAGTGCCGATCTCGGGGTCAACGTACAGTGACGTGGTACTAACGCCCTGACTGGTTCCGCCGGAGTAACGACGGGCAGCAATGGCGATAGCGGCGATCTGTTCCCGGAAGCCGGCCTGCGTGACATTGATATCGTTAATTGCACCAGTCTCGCCAGGCAGGATGATGGCAGACACGTTTAGCCCCCTATGCAGCTTCTAGCTTATGTGCCCATTCTAAGCTCAATGGGACCTGTCGTAACAAAATTCGCGGTCCCCACAATAATTTCGCCAGCCCTAGTGTTGATGGCGCTATTGGTAATTAAAATATCGCATTCATAAAACAAGTCGCCTGGCAGCAGCTCCGGCTGAGAAACGCTCTCTTGTCTGCCGTAAATCATGTAAAACTGAGCTTGAGCCTTGCAACCCTTTTCCGTTAATAGCAAGAGCTGTAGCAGCGCTGTAGCGTCATAGCTGTCTTCGCTCGCTTTTCGATCAATATCAAAGTCAAAAGTGCCACCTCCACTTACAATTGATTTTATATTTTCACCAAATTTATCGCCAACTGCTGTTGTGTTGATTCCTGCAGCATCAAGCTCAATACTCCATTCCGCAATGCAGCCTTGAATGATCCATGGGAATCCATTGATCCAGCGGCGAGGAGACAGCTCTGCATCGTCGTATTCTGCTGTCCCCGCGACTGGCTGCAAGAACAAAGGCGGAAAATCACAAATACTTTCTAGCGTCACCTCATCGGTTACGTCACTTAGGCGATATTCACCAACCGCTGCCACGCATTCCGCGAGCGCGTTGTCGTATTCTTCGGTTCCGGCGGCGGACATAATAATATACTTAAAATTTAATTGTTTAATATCAATCCTGTCAGCAGGCGCCCCTTTGAGAGCTTTAGTTCGCGTATCGTAAAAGCTAATTCGATCAAGTCTATCCCTGTAAATATAATAAGTTCCTGTATTAACGGGTGCGCCTTGATTGTAAAAATAAACTGAGTCGTCACCAGTTACATAATATTGATCGTCTTCTGCTGTTACGTGGCTCCTATTGGCGCCAAGCTCCCAAAACGACCCAAAATAACAGCCAACCCCGCTCGGTAATGCATCTGTTGATATAGGAAGTCCTTCAAAAGATAAAAGCCTTACTTCGTCACCATTCCAAAATTCTTGGCTTCTCACCAAGAAAACATCAATATCAGCTCGAGCGCTAGACGCTGGAAGCACTATCGGACTAGGAGCATCGCGCCTAAGCCGAACAATTCCATTTGTGCCAAGAACTGCCATCCTCAGAAGCCACCGCTAACCGAACCAGAAACCTGAAATGATATGGAGCAGATTTGAATATCAGCAACACTGACATTGGGGGAAACGCTTGTCAGAAACGCAGAACAGCTAAAAGTCTTGCCACCTGACGAATCAAGGACAAATTCAACAGATTGCGCAACTGTCGAATCGTTGCCAAAAACACTGTTCAACAATGCAACCGCACCACCCTCTGACGGGTCATACATCAATTCGGCGGTGCCAGTCGTGCCGCGCAACCCTGGAACGTATGTACGATCATGCTTCCCAAGGTCTGTGGTCTCCAGTGCGTCTTTGTTGATGTTCAAAGACCAAGACCGAACCTTGCCAATTGTGCTGCCATTCCAGCGTAAGGCACCATTTTTACCAGTAAGGACTGCCAAGGCTCACTCCAATCTGAAAGTACTTTAGCTAAAAGTCGCGAGTTGCTTCAAGCGTTACGCGAACGCTGCTGACCCCCGGCACCACGCGCTGCAACTGAGGTGGTTCAGCAAAATGCCAAGAAAGCTGATCGCCACCATCAGCAAGATAAGCCACCAGTGCCGCATCGGCTCCCGTGAAAACATCGGCTGGAATCGCAAGGGTGTCTAGCTGCCCTCGAGCCCCATTCCACGCGCTTAAAAATTCAGTCGCAACAGCATCCGTTAGGTTGTCAAAGCTCAGGCTCAAAACCGAGCGTGACCCACGGTTACCGAAAATGCGGCGAGAGACGACACCGCTAAGCGAGGTGTTGGACTTGACCGGAAATTCAGGAGCGGTGAAATCCAGTGCCGTGGGCGTGACTGCCGGAAAATTTGCCATGGTTACAGCTCCGTCCAGTACGAGTCATCGCTCCATTCAGCGTAAAGCTGGAGCGTGCCATCAGACAGCATCGGAGTGTGGACGGCTTCGATCTCGTAGCCATCATCGCTCGGCTGGATGGAATCAATGCGGTAGGTACGCGTTGTAATTTCGGAAGTCTTGACCGTGAAGACGATCCCGGAGGGACTGGCGGTTGTGCCGCCATTGCTGACCGTCAGTGTGCCTTCAAGAACTTCGGCGTTTTGTTCGCCAGTCCAGTACACAACTGTGTGCGTACCATCCGCCAAGGCAGTAGACGATACCAGCTTGCCGTCTCCGGTTACAGCCCCATTGACGAACTGGTTGTAATACGTGTAATCGAGAGCGACCTTAATGAAATCGCCGGGTGCCAGCGAACTGGTTAGTGCTTCGTAGGTGGTTGTAATCTTGACTGTGTGGTCAGACAGCTTACGGGCGCCAATGATGTATCGCGCTGCTTTGATGGCGTGGTTTTCACTGGTGCAGAAGTCCGACACATCGATGCTTTCGGTAACGCCCTCGCCCCAAGACGTGTGATACACAAGGCGTTCCTGCGGTTCGGGGAATAGGCCGTATGAGGGATCAGTGCTTTCTGACGGCGCTGCACCACCATATTGTTCAGTTCTGTATTTGACCGACAACGACACTGGCTGACGTTGCTCGGCTTCTGCCATGCGCAGTTCCATGCTGATGCAGTTGCCCGCAGTAAACAGACCACGAATTTCAGGTTGCTCTGGAATCGCTTGTTCCAAGTAAAAGATTCCACCGCGCTCGATCAACAGCAGGCAGTGCGTTGCTGCAGTATCGGCTGCCCACTGACGCCAGTTCGTATTGTTCAGCTTTGGACCGTCGTAGAAGAAGCGATTGTCTAAACAGAACTGGGCAGCAGCAGTGAACGAGGCAGTATCAATTTGCTCTGCGCTAATTTCATCGCCTAAGCCGTAGCGCGTATTGGTCATGAAGTCATAGAGAATTTCAGGGAACAAATGTGTTGATTCATACCCGCCCAGTAAACGGTTCACCTTGATGCCTTCAGTAACATATGCCGAGAACTGCGAGAACTGCGACCATTCCCGTGTTGCCTTAGCGTTGATGCCAACAAGGCAAAGATTGTCGTACTGTGGCGCCGTGTCGTTTGGCTGAATTACATTCACATAGGTCACTTCGTGCTCGGGAGCAGACGAGCATGTGGTGGTAATTTCGTCATACATGAAGAACTCAGCCGCACGGGCGTACAAATCAATATATGTGCCATCGTTATTGGAACCATAATCGCCATCCTCTCCTGGCTCTGTCCAGCTAAGGCCAATCTCGCGCTTAGGACGCAAGCCTTGTATGTCAAACAGCTCGTCAAATGAAACGCCAGTCAAAAACTTGCCTTTTGTATAGGCAACACCACCGAGGAATGGCACGCTTAATGCAGGACCTGCATTTGCATCAAGCTCCACTACTGTCACCTCACCACGATCAATTCCCCAGCGCAGCTCCCAGCTTGAGACGGGCTCAATGCGCAGTTCCCAACTTGCATCACCCGCCATCAAAAAACGAAAGTAATTAAAGGTGGGTGTTTCTTTTGCGCTAGCCACTGCAAACACATAGGTGTCCATGGGGAGAAAAGCGCTATCTACTGCTGGATCACTTCGCAATGCAATGCGGAAAAAGCTATAGCGTCGTTCTGGTGATGTGACCGTCCCAGAAGTGAAAACTGAGTTGGTAAGATTATCTTCGATATCTTTACCGTCTAAAGCATCAGCAGCTT